TCTCCTTATAATAACAATGAATAATCTATTAATTCACATTGCCTGCTGATGTCTTTTACAAAATAAGCACACAGTGGTTTTTTGCCTTTGGTAATCGGAACAGTTAACAGTTGTCCGTTTTTCATTTTAGGAAAATACCATTTTACGTCTGTGTAAAAATTAGTAATTTTAATATCACCAAATTCTGTTTTAAAACTGCTTAGGGGATTAAAAAGAAATGCTTCAAATCCTCTGTCATTCAAACTGGTCAGTGGTAGTATCTCAAGATCGTTTGCTGATTCACTACAGCCCACAGCCAAACTCCAATCCACAGGCATAGTAACTTCTTGTCCGGCAATTTCTAACACCATTGCAGGAGCATTAAAACTTTCTAAAAAGATCAAGGGTACAAAAAAGAAATCAGGGTTCTTTGGATCTGAATTGTCTAGTACGCTGAATCTTATGTCTTCGTCTATTTGATCTGGTAAGTCGTCCAAATCAAAGCACTGGTTTTCCAATGTTAATATTCTCATTTATTATTTTTCCAATCCACTTTTTCAATTGTGAATGGGTACTGCGCCTCAGAATAAAATTTCTTTCTTTCGGTAAGGTGCCGCTTCGCATACTTGCATGTTGATGTCAAGTCCCATATTTGTACGAAGTCTTTGTCCTTTGCCTTTCTTACGCCTCTACCAATACTCTGAATAACTCTAACAAAACTTTTTCCAGGCTCGAGAAGAACAAGATTAAAGATACGAGGAATGTTAAGACCCACAGCGGCAACTCCATAGGTCGCAATGATAACTTCGTTAGTACCTTCTCTAATCGTGTCGTATGTTTCTTTTCTATCCTTTACCTTAACCGAACCGCTGATAAATGTGCTGTTGGGTATAAGTTTTTGTAGTTCTTCGCCTGCTGTAATTCTGTCTACCAGTATTAGTGTGTTGCCTGATTCTTTGATTGTGTTTAATAATTTGCCTAGGTATTCTATTCTATCTTGATTTGTAACAAGATACTTTAATTCTTCTTGATAGCCTCTGTGTGCTACTGTGTCAATCAACTGTACCACATTAACGTGACACTGTGCCAACACACCTTTGTCCTGTAGTTCCTTAGCACTGATCTGTCCAATCACAGGGCCAAGGCTAGCATGAATTGATTCAAACTCAAACGGCTCTTTGGGCACTGTGCCAGTCAGTCCCCAGCGAATAGGAGCATTGCGTAGGTTGCGAGTCAGTAGGTTCTTAAGCACCTCTGCTTTTGCCATGTGGCAGTTTGAAACTACAACATCATTTGCAATATAGTTATGGTCTGTTTCTACATGAAGGTTATAAGTTTCATGTGGCTTTTCGATTTCTTTTTTACTGATTAACTTCATAAAGTTTCCTAATTTTATTTTGTGTTTTAGTATCAAATTCGGTCAAATCATCAGGCATTGGCCGAGTTATAAAATATTCTTTATCTGCTAATACTAAATTATATCCATTAGCATTGCACCACTCTTCGGCTGTAGATATTTTAGTTTGTGTTTTTTGGTCATTAAAGAGTTCTCTAGGTTTTACTTCAATTGCAGTTTTAGTTTTATGATTAACAAAATCTACTATGTAAATATGTTCTTTGCATTCAAACACATAAGGTATTCTTAAAGTTTCATACTCGGCATCAGGATCGAAATATTGATAAAGTGATTCCCAACTGCTTCTGTATTTTTTATTTCTATAATAAGAATTCCAATGAGTATTTCTATTATTAGAATTTGGCGTAAACTCTCCTGAAAGAATTTTTTCTTTCATTAAGTTACTTCTGTATTCTTTTTGTTCTGCGGTCATCATTGTTCCGTACATGCCGTTTTTTGCACCAGTATTAGCAACACTTATCTTTTCTTTTGTTTCAGGAGAATGCGAATAAGAATAAGGATAATTTCCCTTCATATCTTTATTCCATGGCGTTCCTGTGTTTAGGTTAGATTTAATTTTTTTTCCATGCTTTTCTTGGCATTTAATTCCGCCTTGCACAGAAGTCAAGGATCTACACTTTTTTTCGGCCAATTCTCTTTCATCACTATTAATACTGTAAAGTATGTCGAAATTTTCTTTCCAAACATTATCTCCTGACATCACTCTGTTCTTACAAAGACGAACGTCCTTCTCAGTCTCAAGGATTAATCCATTTGATAGGATAACTTTTTTACCAGTTATTTTTTCTGCTTGCAGTTTTTGATGATTTATTTTTAAAATTTTATTAAACTTTTCTATATCAAATTGTTTTGCCATAAATACTTCTCCTTTAGCTATATGTATTTATGTTAATAATTTCTAAATCTTCAGTTAACTGATCTGCCCTAACCCAGCCATTGTCTGTTAAAAATTTATGGTTAGCAGTAACTTTAGTTTTTATACCGTTGTCAAACTCTATCTCTAGCATTTTTTCACTTTGACTATGTGTTAAGTTTTTATGAACTTTAACTACGGTATCTTCTTTGTATTGTTTTGTTTTTTCACATAGATTAATTACTTTGTCGCCTGCCTTTAAATCTTTAATAGGCACTTGACCACTTGGTGTTGTGATAAGAGTGTCGCCTGCAAAACATTCGTCGACAATAATTGTACGTACCTCATCTAAAAATTCAGCCAGTGATAGTACGGCTGCTCCGTCCTTGTGCCTTTTGTCTAGAATGTTTAGACTTTGCCAAGTACAGATAGTGTGAGTCTTACCCAGTTGCTTTCTGTCTCCGAAATACACCCCTACGTCGAGCCCACAGTTGATGTAGTCTTCTTCAGTCTGTTCAACAAGTGATTTGTTTGGAACAATAACTAGACTACGACCATGAGGCTCGCTTATGTGTGAAAGTGTTGCTGTGGTAATTGTATTATGATGTAATACTCCGTCTGCATCATAATATAAGTACGGTGCATCTATTCCGATATCGTAAAATGTAGTATCGTCAATATTGTTAATACTACTAACCTTAACATTCCCGTTAATAGTTTCTACCGAGTCGCCAATTGCTAATGAATCTGCAAATACGTCTGCATTATTATATCTTAATATATGCTTATTAGCACACTTTATTTCTACACCATTTGCAAGTAATAGTTTTATGCCTTCTAACTTTTCTTTTTTAATTATAATATTAATAGTAGCAGTTCCTGATGGTGTATTAACTTTACAATCAAGATCTTTAATATTAATTTCGCAGTTATCGTTTAATAGTACTCCTTTGTACTCCGCAATCGACTCTGCTAGTTCCCCTATTGGTATGTTAAATTTCATTAAGTTTTTCTTCTATTAAATTTGTAATTTTAGTAATTGCTTGGTCAACGTCGTCAGTATCCCAAATTGTTAACAATGTGTATCCGTGACATTCTGCTATTTTTCGCTTTACAGTATCCTTTGCAATAACCAAGTCTGCTGATTCATTTGAAAATAAGCTCTTCCATTCTAACAGTTGTTGCTCAGATAATAACTCTGCATTAGCATGGAACTTAGATCCATGAAACTCAACAATTATTTTAAGCTCGGGTATCGTAAAATCATAAAATCGTATACTATCGTCGTCGCGCAAAAAATATTCAGTATTTCCGTCAATGCCTAAGTATATACGAATTTTATCGTTATACTTTTCATAGACTGGCATTAACACGTTTAACGACTCTTTTGATGCTTTGCAAAACCCGACCATTTTTCTTTCATTAATTGTAGGATCTAGTTCCATAGCACGAGTGTATGATGTTAACCATTCTGTCATTCGCTTATCGTACTGTACTTTGCCTTCATCAGTGCCATATCTGTTAACATAAAACTCTAAGCCGTTTGTAACTTGAAGATTACTTACTTTCTGCACAGCGTCTGATTTAGAATACCCTTGCTTAATCCAGTATTCGGGGGTTCTCATCGAATACCCCCGTGCACCTTTCTGTGCAGCAGGTGACAGTGACGATCGACTCGCTTGTACGTCTGACACTAATTGTACTGCGTCCTCGTGAGTATGTCCACGCGATGTCCAATGAGTTAGTACATTTTGTAAATTCCGTGTTTTTCGCTCTGCAAATGATGATAATACGTCATTTGCTTCACTTACAGGAAATACAGTTGATAACTTTTCTAAAGTAGCATAATTCTTGTTATCTGCTGAACATTTGCATGTTGATACTATAAACTCATCTTTTCTAAATCCGATAACTAGCGCTGCATTACACTTTAAGCATTGTGAAGTACTTACTGTAAATTTATGATATCCATTATACGGTATGTAATAAAGTTGCTCATTGTTGAACGTTATTACATCCAATAAGGTGAAATCTAATTTTTTCCTAGTAATCATCGACTTCCACATTTTTCGCTGATATGTTTTACAAAAAGTTGCTACGTTCATAGAATTGCTCCAGTTGCTATTTCTTACTTTATTTAGCAAATATTCAGCAAAATCAGAATTACCTACATCTATATCCATTGTAGAATCATAAGTTCGACATTTGCCTGCGCCAGTAGCAATCTGTTGTAGGCTTTGTGGATGGGCTAGGAAGTTGTTGATTGCTTCAACTTGATAATCACGAAGCATAATAAGTTCGCCCGCATCTGGGTGTCCTTTGGGCCAGCGTATATCTTGATCAGCCCAATAGCGTTCAGTAACTGGAGCGAAGTTGATCTGTATAGGGTGTCTACGATCATCTATGTCAACAATGTTTACTTTGTTTTTTGTTAGGATGTCAACAATAACATCAAGATGATTCACATAGCCCGAACCGCCGATACCAAAGAACGCAACCTTGCCGTCCCAGCGTCCCAGCTTATACTGAGGCATGTGTTTAGCATAAGGTACTTCAAACTTGAGAGCGTTGGTCAGTTTGCGTCTGATGTCTACGTCTAGTCCTTCGAATTTAATGTTAACTTCATCTTCAATAATTAATTTACAACTAGCCATAGTATTGTGAGTATCTCCGCATGGGGCTTATCATATCCTCTCGATACACTATGAGATCACATCTATTGTGTATGTAAGAGTCAACGGTTCGATCTAATCTGCTGGTGTAACCAAAAGTTACACAGGGTTGCCATTCGCCACTGATCAACAGCTTAGGTAACTTGTCACTACTAATGTATACTATTTTAGTATTGCTGTCAACCCAATTGTTTAGCCTGCGGTCTTTAACCAACTGATTAAATCCGCTGTCGCCATCTTGTCTAAACAGCACACTCTGTTCTTCATTGGGTAAAATGTCTCGATAAAAGTTCGCCATCTCATACAGCTGATTTTCAGCATGAGACTTTTCCAGCACAACCAATAGAGGAAATCTTTTTAGATTATGAAGTGCCAATAAGATATCTGACAGTGATTCTTCACTGGGTTTACTTTGATAGGTTACATCATTTCTATAGGCAATCTTTTCAATTACAGACGAAGCATCATTGTGGTCAACGTTTACTATGCCGTATCTAAATTTTCTGTCCACATAAAACAACACAGTGTCAGCATCGAATGCGCCAACTTCACTTTCAGCAATTGCCTTTGCTCTAGGGTGAATATTTTTCAGTTCGTTGTTATAGATGCCCGGAACGTAGTCCTGTTCTCGACTGCGAATGTCTAGAATCTTTTCAAATAAGTCAACCAATTCTTGATCGATTTTATAGCTTTTGTCTTTGAATCGAGAAAGCAGATTGTAAACATTATGTTCGTTGTAAACAAAATAGTGTTCGTGACTACCTTTTTTGTGATGATAATCTTTGGTGCTGTTGATTTGATCAATCAGTGCTATATCAGATTTTTTAAAAGGAAATCTAATTTTAATGTATCTACAGCGTTCATCTGCAGGATAAGGAATACCTTCTAGATGTTCTACAACAGTGATATATTTGCTGCGATCAATTTCTCTCAGAGGATTGCGCAGTTTGCTAACTGCACGTTCAACACCAATGATGTCTTGACTCTCAAACTGAATTTTATATTTGTCTAGTTTTTCTTTCATAAGACTGTACTGACGATCTGTCAGCGCAGTGCCTCGAAATACTTGCCTAGCAATGCTTTGGATCAAGCTGCGATCGCTGGTTTCTATTGTAAATTCAAGATCATGCTTCTGGAGCCCTGTAAGGATCTCTAAACAATCTTCTACTGTGTGTACGCCTATTTTCTGCATACACTTAATATAACTTAAAAAAGACGTGATGTCAACTGGTTAAGTGGTATGCCTTGAGAAATTTCTTCCACTGTCCACTCTGTGTGAGCATAGTCGTTGAGCCACTGTGTTCTATCTGGCTGTAGAGGGGATTCTATGTCGTGTATAAAGTCTATGTCATTAGCCGCGTCGTACGCCAACGAGCTGGTGCCTACAAACGCTGCTACGCCTTCTAGTACGCTGTGTATGCCCGGGTTACTGCTGTAGCTCACAGTGGCCCTAATATTGTCAAAGTTCATATCAAAATCATCATAGGTTCCTGATAGATGTTGAGGGTCTTGTCTATAAACATGCTTCAGTCCTCTTTCTATTTCAGGCAATCGGCATCTAGGGTGCGGTCGAAATATTATAGGACGATCAGTGTGAGCACGTATTTCGTCATATGTTTTTAAGAACCAGTTGCTCATACTGGGTTGACCTTGCCATTGTAAACTTTTATCGTGCTGACCGCATATGAGAATATATTCGCCGGTACTGCGCCAAGGTTTTAGTTCAACACCTAGCGCCTGCGCTCTCGTTCCATCATTACCACCATCATTGAAGTAGGCATCTCGGTTGATGCCATTGAGCCCCACTTTCCACGTTGTGCCTCTTTTGATTCCTCCAACTTCGAGTACGATGATTGGTTTCGCTCTACTACGGCAATAATCCCACACACTGCGGTTGCCAGCCATTCGACCATGAAATAGAACGCTCCAAATAACATCAACGTCGGAATCGACATGATTAGTAGAATCAGAAATAACACCACCACTGCTAACAATACTGCGACTAAGGGCATCAAAAATAGGACGTGAATTAAGCGCACCGTATTCTCTCCATAATTTAAATCTTTTGCCAGTAAGGTTCATTTCTATGCCCCATTAGATCTTTACGTTTGCTTGCGCCTTCGAACTTGCGATCACCCTTCATATGATCCATCCATTGCCCCAGCTTTGAATTAATCAGTGGATGGCCGCCGCCGCCGGTTTTAGCAGTGTTGGTTAGATATATTTCTGATGAATAATCCAACACATTAGGTGCTGTACGTTTCATCTGCTCAAGTATAGTACCAAACACAAAGCTGTCGTGCCATTCTTCCAGAGTGAAGATTCCCTGTTCTGCGTTCTCGTACATCTGTTCAAATTTTTGTAAAAATTCTTGACACACAGGATCTTTTAGATTCATACCGTAGAATCCACACTCTGGCCAAGTCTGTGAACCTCGGCCTCTGCCCACATAGGTAATCCAACTGGTATTGGGCAGTAGGTCAGCAAAATCTTGATATTCCCAATCTGAATGAATAAAGCTGTCTGCGTCCATCCATACACACCAATCTTTTGATCTTTCCGCAGCATTAAACACAGCATATACCTTGTTGGCAAACCTCACAGCATCCCATTTAAATTCTTTGTTCCAGTCTCTTGGTCTGCGTTCTGGGAACGGACATTTACCATTTGCTTTGGGTACATCCTTCCACTGCTCCTTAAATTGATTAAGCTTAGGCAATGCTTTTTTAGCATCTAATATTTCTATACGCATAGGGTCAGGATTGTCAGGGACACAGTCTTCAGCATAGACCAAAAGTTTAATTCGTTTGTCTACATGTTTAGCAAAGCTGTCTAAAAAGTTTTTTCCATAAACGCCGTAATGTTTATTGTGAAATGTAGTTACTACTGTGATATGTTTGGTCATTTTTTGCCCAATTCCTTAGATGTTTCCAAGCAGTGCCGTCTTTGAGTTCAGTTAAACTCCAATGCATCTGCGCCATTTTTTGAACCCATAGTTCTCTATCAAATTCTCGAATGTTTTCTAGTTCAGATAAATCATGATGAGCTACTTCTGCCGCTTGACTGTGTTTTGGATCAAGTACAAAAGTAGGTACACCTTCTATTGCTGCGGCAACTGCTGGGCTTGAATTATAGTTTATTACAGCATGTGCTGATTTAAAATCTTGTAATATATTTTCGTTATGGCTGATAATTACGTTTGGCAATCTGTATCTTGCCAGTGCTCTTTTGTGAATCAGTACATTCTTATCGCCGGGGTGAAAACGTATTATGATTCTTCTATCGCTGTATTTTTTTATTTGTGTTATGGTCTTGACTAACCACGGTAGCAGTTTATTGTCGCCCATGCTCCAGCCGCCGTCACGCTGACAGCAGATTAGTATATCCTTTCCTGTACGCTGTAACGGTTTGAGACTTAATCCAAGATTCTTGCTTATGGTATTCCATCTTTCAGGATTTGGCGTATGATTACAATATTCACCTGTGTTTGGAAAAATACCATCATAGCTGTATCTTAGATATCCTTTAGTGTTGCCTGTATCTGTATATAAAAATAAATTCGAATCGATAATTATTGATCGTTTATTTTCTCGTTGTTGTTTTTCAAATACATTTTTTCTTAAACTAAGATGAGGTTGATTTTTACTACCAGGATGTACGAATCCTTGAACAACAGCAACATCTGCATCAACAGTATGATAATCGCAAACGATTGATCCTTTGTCGCCACAGGCCCAAACGCCTTCGATAAATCCAACAATTGTAGCTGGTTTTTCGGGTTTTGTATTTCCTGGCGGAATACCCATTAAATAAGATGCAACAGTTAAACTCATTTAATATCGCTCCTTAATATTTTCCAAGCATCTCCGTTTTCCATTTCTTCTTGTGTAAAATGTGCATAAGAAAGATGTTTTAGAAAACAATACATTTCATCTTCACTAGGTAATTTGGGGTCTTCTATATGTTCTATATTAGTTTCACATATTAATTGCGCTGCATTGGGTCCCAGTGTTATTGCTGGTTTTCCTTCCATAAGTGCTTCTATTGCTGCTATGCTGTTATAGGTAATTAAACAGTGTACATCGTCAGCTAATGCTTGTTGTATTGTTTTTGTACTAACCCGTTCTCTTCTAATAGGTTTCATTCTAATTTCTATTGGTCTGTCAGTAAGAGTTTTTAATTGTGCAACTAGATTGTCTGTCCAATTTGCTGCATCTAGTTGATTGAACATCTTCATAACTTTATCACTAGGAGGACAAATTAAAATTTTTCCGCCGGACGTAAAAGGCTTATAAATTTCCTCCCAAGGTCCTAATTGAGAGATAAGTCGTCTGTTATCTCTAGAGATTATTTCTTGCATATTTTGTAAAGCATTATGAGTTATTCGATGCAAAACCTTATGTTTACCGTTTCCAAAATAACCAGTGTCAATAGCATAAAAGGGTCTGCCAGTTTCCCAGCAGCGTTTTATAGCTTTTTGACTTCCGCTGCCTAGCCCTCTAATAATAAGCACATTGTCGGTATCTTTTTCTTGTTCCCATGTAGACTCTATGCCATTGACGCCTTGTATAAAACTACGTAGGTAGGGATCGTAGTTATGCCCTTTACTCTCATAATTAAATGCGTCTTTGCTAGATATTGCTGCTACTTTACCCATTCATCATCGCCTGTAGTTCTTGCTTCCATAGTTGATTAAAATCACAATCTCTGTAATTCTCAAACCATGGGCCGCCTTCGGTATAGTGTATCAGTTTGGGAGTTTTGATATCGTCGTACACTCCTACTAGATAATTCCATGTGTGATCAAGTTCACCAATCTCTTCATCTTTGAGCCAACTGAATCTGTGTAGGTAAGCGCCGTTGATTTCGGGATCGTTTACTAGATCCTGTGTAAGTTTTTTATTGCTAGGATGACCGCAGTTGATCAGCATAACACTTGACCAATTTTTACGTGGATACACAGTTTGTTTCTGCCCATCCATCTTAATGCCTTCTTTGGGAGTATAGTCATGTTGTACACATATCACAGCATAACGATCATCTGCTTGATCAAACAGTTCTTTTATGTCTGTGGTAAGAATCATATCACAGTCTATAAACAGTGCCCAGCCTTCAAAATTAGCAAGTTCAGGTATTAAGAATCTAGTAAACGTAAATTCTGTGCTTGCTAGTTTATCAACTGGACGAGTATACCAGCCCTTGTCTCTCAATTCATATTGCTTGAGTGGACGCACATCTGCCTTAGGTTGTCTAGCAACGATGCTGTGCTTACACACTTGGTAAGCAATATCTTCTCTACTGTCCCATCCTACAAATACTTTCATTAATCTCGCCTTTCAATGTCTTGTTCCGACAGTTCGCTGCCTATCCAAACTTCAATAACTTTTGCAGTGGTATTTCCTGTATTTACAGCCTTGTGCCAAGTAAGTACGGGAATGTCAATACTTGTGCCTGCTGTATATAATTTAGTCTCAGTATCACCGTTCGGATACTCTAATGACATCTGTATATTGCCCTCGACAATATGCCAATGTTCACTGCGTTTAAAATGACGTTGATCACTTAGTGCTTTGTCAGCATCAAATTCGAGTCTTTTAGTTGCCCAGCCTTCACCTTGATCCAACACAGTATATCTACCCCAAATACGTTCAGTAGTAGGCTGACTCCATTCTTTGAGTATCCAACTGCTACTATTCTTTTTGTCTGTACCGCCTACACCGTATACAAACTCTACACCTGACTGGCCGTAGGTTAAAAACTCTGGGGTATTGCTGCTGCCTCGATCTCCGCCATTGGCAAAGATCAACTGCCACGTAGTACCTTTAGTACTCAGTACCTGCATGATTGCAGCACATGCTGTGTTGTCATCGTCATTAAATCCAATAACTTCGTCAACATATTTTAGTTCTTTAATGATAGCTGCACGCTCTTCAAACGGCATAAATGGTCTACCCTTTTTACGAGTAAGCCATGCGTCTGAATTTAAGCCGACAACTAAGTGATCGCCCAATTCTCTTGCTGCTTTAAAATATGCAATATGTCCTGAGTGTAGTGGGTCGTATCCTCCAGTGCAAAGTACAACTTTCATTTTTTAATAATCCTTCCTTTTATATATCCAGCTGGTACATTATCAGGAAAGAAAGTCGAACACTCTTTTGTTTCAGGATTATGATACCAAGACTTTCCTCTTTTTCCGTTACCGGCTTTATAACGCCTTTCCGGATCTTTCATTTGCTCTTTTGTTATTTTTTTACGCAACTCAATCTGTTGAGGATCTTCAAATTGTTTTTGATTTGCTATTTGAAGTTTAGATTTTGTTTTTTCGCTGTGAGTTTTTCCAAGCATAGGAGGATCTTGAATTTTTCTTTTTTCCTTCATTAAGGTTCTTACTTCATCGGAGTGAGTTCTTCCGTAATACGGATTGTTTTCGCCTGTTTGTGATTTACCGATTACTGCTTTGGTTTCTTTAATTATAGATTCATAAATTTTAGATGATATTTTATATCGTTGCTGATAAGAATTTTCTCTAATCATCATAGTTCTAATAGCGTATGACATTTTTACTTTGTCCTTACCTTCTGTCATTTTAACTAACAGTCTATGGCAAACAAAATGTTCCTTTGCTGTAAGTGCTACTATATTTTCTTTTTTATTCGGGCCACCTAAACTTTTAGGAATTATATGATGATTCTCCTTATAGACTGATTTGTCTAAAGGATTATTTTTTCTATTAGATATAATACGATTATACCATGTTGTATATTTGTTATTTTTAAACATACAATTATTTATCTAATTTAGGATCAAATCCGCCTGTAACTAATACTACTTTGTTCATATAGATATTTAACTATCACCATCCAAAGATATAATCTTTTCTGACGTTACTCAGTTGTTTAGCCCCAAGCTGTTTTAAATAGGTAGCAGCACAATACTCTGATTCGGGATGCTGTTCGACAACTATGATAGGTTTGTATTTTAATATAGTTTGCTCGCCGCCTTTGATCACTTCGAGCTCATGTCCTTCGCAATCAATTTTTAATAATCCAAATTTTGGTAAATCAAGATCGTCCATGCGTTTGATATCTATAGACCCTGTGCCTATTTCACTGACATAACTACTACCAGTATTTTCAGCATTGTAAACCATTTCGATCTTGTCATTTACACTGCCTAATGCGTGTTTGTGTATTTCTATGTTAAGACCATTTACATTCTTTTCTAAACACTGATATACTGGTGCTAGTGGTTCAAACGCAATAACATGATTAAACTTTTTTGTTAATGGCCTGGCCCAAAGTCCTACATTGGCTCCTACATCAACCGCAATATAAAAATCTTTTACATACTTGTATGCTTCGTCTCTGGTGTCGTCTTGATATTCGGCAGGTCCGCCATTTTTAATACGCTTGGCAATTAATCGCTCAAAATGATTGTCAGATTCTGGCATCCAAAAGTCGTAAACCTGTTTCATTTATACCCTACTACTCTACTATCGATCATTGGTTTTCTAGTTTTAGGATGAATAGGTTCTTGTATTTCTGCACGTGAAAATCCTACCTCAAGTTTTAAAACTTTCATACTTTCTTCACTGTATCCCCATTTATGCAACATAGCAAGGTCTTGGTATTTTGAAATATTTCCAAATATTCCTGCTACTCCATGCTTTAATCTGTTACGATCTTTGGTATACATCATTTCGGGATTTTTTACTAAGAATGTAGCACACTTTAAAAGGTCAGGCCATTCGGTTGCAACAAAACCACCTGGTTTTAAAATACGCAACCATTCTTTCATCATAGGCTCAACATCAGTAGGAATGATATGTTCTATAACATGACTGGTAAAAATTTCATCAACACAGTTATCAGGAAGAGGATATGGGTCAGTTATATTAAAATGGATAATTCCAGGTTGTTCGCCTATATAATCGCCTTCGACATTTATCCAATCTTCCCAAATATTAGGGCCGCAACCTAAATGCAATTTTACAGGTAAGTTAGTTTTTATTTTTTCATTTACTATATCGATTAGATGATGTGCAATAAATCCAGTACCACCTGTGTCAAGAACTGTTTTACTCATTTTTTATATCCTTATATATTTCTATTAATTGTTGCATTACCACTTCAGGAGATGCATTATTTTTTATCCATTGTTGACCTAAAGAGATTTTTTCTTCTACTAAGGATTGATTATTTTTGTAAAAATTAATACCATCTACAACATTACCTAGCCAGCAAAAATCAGCAAGAGGTTTGTAACTAGGCAATTCGCTTGATATAACCCAAGATCCTGACGCTATGCCATCTACAAGCCTGTTATGACTTTTGGTAAATGTTCTATCGCCTTTTTTATTAATTACTCTATCAACTGGTATGACTATAATATCACACCAGTCCATGGCCTCTTCTTGAACATCATATGTCCATTCAACAAAATCTATATTTTGTAAATCAAAATATACATCAGTTTTTGTACGCCATCTTTTTAGAGCTTTTCCGTAAAACTTTTGAGAACTATTTGTAACTATTTTAAACTGATAATTAATTTTATTTTTTTGCAAATCATTGATAGTTTTTTGCCAAGGCATATATCCAATACTGCTTTTTCCTCCATACCATAATAATTTCAACGGTTTGCTTGAAAAAGATGTTTTTGGTGGTTTGATTGATCTTTCTACACAATCTGCATAATGGTAACTATCTTTAGAAGTAAAATCTTTGATAATTTTTTGCATAGCAGGAGTATTAGCAGTAATAAAATCTGCACTTTCGCAGTAATCTTTGTAAACTTGTTCAGTTTCAAATTTGTTATCACAAAGATCAAAACCTACTGTACAGCCACATTTTTTTAATTTTTTTAAATTTATAATATCGCTATCTTTAGAAAAAATTACAATATCTTTTTCAAAGTTTATTTTATCTGCTGTGTTTGGGCCTACAATATCAAAATCTTGATTTACTTGTTTTGCATAGTCAACGATAAGTTTTGCTCTAATACGATGACTAGCTCTACTATCTCTATAAATATCAAACCAAAACTTTATCATTATTGCAACCTCCTATAACGTAGCGTCTTCCATTCCTGCTACTCTCAGATTTAAATGTATTGCCATTCTTTCCAACGTTCTTTGTCGCTTTTGCATCTTTGTCTAATAGTATAATCAGAAACATTAAAATAATTAGATGCTGTTGTCACTGTTTCAAATATACCTTCTGGTGTATTTATTTGTTTAGCATTGGGGTGATTTCCGCCTTTTAAAGAATTTTTTCGTCTTTGTTCTGCACCGTCTTTACCGAATATTTCCTCCCAGGTTCTGCCTTTTTTAGCAAGACTCATTTTTTCTCTCTGTTCAGAAGAAACAGTTCTGCCTTTTAATTTATTTCTAATTTTATTAATTCTTTCTTGAGAGTATTTCATTCCTATTTGATGAGAATTTCCTGTTTGGCTTCTTTTTTCTGCCATCTTAGCAATTCTTTCATCGGTCTCTTTAGTTAACCCTGTTTGCCAAGATTGATATGTTTTGGATTTTCCTTTTAAAGAATTAGAAATCTTTTGTTTGTGATCTTCAGTAAACACTCTAGTTTTGCCTTTTTGAGACGGAGGCTGGGAGTGTATCGTTATATTTGTTAATATTCCATTTGGTTCTTTTCCGATACGACCTAACTCTAAAATAAGTTCTTCTTCTAATTTGTAGGCTGTTTCTTCGTCTAAATTTTTTAAAAAAATATCTACGATAGGAGATAACTCGCAAGAAAAAATTTCATTTATTATTTTATCCTTGCGAGGATTACAAGTTTTAGAACTATTTTTTAAGTGTTTAAACGCACGAGCATCTTTACCTTTACCCACGTAGAATGGCATATTAGTTCTAGGATCTACGAGTTTATAAACATAATAATTATTCATGATAAATACCTTTTGTCTAGTGTATTTATCAAACCGAGGCATCTTCCATTCCTGCACACCGCAGTTTAATTACATTATTGATAGAGAAACCCTTTGAGTCAAGTGCTTTGAGAACACCTAACCATTTGTTACGCATCAGCGCAAACTCGTTGATGATCTTTTCGTAGTCAACTACATCTGCTTCACCGTCTACATATTTTTCAACGTCACGACTGCTCAGTGCTCGTTGATAATTCTCAAGATATTTTTTAAAGAACGAACTGCGTAGTCTGCGCAGTTCTATGTTGAGGTATTCTAGTATTGCTTCAATTTCTTGTAGTTGATTAAATCTTTGTTCAACTAGGCCTGGCATTTCTGCTGCGGCTCGTTCAATACTACCTTTTATTTTAACTTCTAGACGAGCTGTTGCCAGCTCGTCTTCGAAGTATTGTATTGCTTCGGGAATACGTGAAATATCTCTCGATACTTCTGAATACCATCCCATTACTCGTCCCAATCCTCGTCATCATCACTGTCAGTATCTATGTCTAGATAATAACCGATTGCTGAGTCAAGATCAGCGTCGACGCCAAGCACTTCCTTAAACACTTGATCGTCTACTCCGTAGTCAGCCAGCATGTCTACAAACTTTTCTGCTACTATCTCAACCTGTTTCTTGTCGACATACTCTTTAAACAGTGTCCACACATCACCAATTTGCTGTTCATTCATCAGCAGTAAACTCCTCGTTATGATCATCATCCACAGCATCATTCTTTGCTGCTTCTTGGATATTTACCAGTTGTTTTTCTTTTAGTGGTAAATCAGCCATGGCCATTTCGAGTAGATCACCTGTCCAACGCTTGCGGAATTCGATAGTTTCTTCTCCAGCACTGGAAACATACTTGTAACGATTTCCTACCTTTTCAAACAGGCCTTTGCCTTCAAACAGATCAAATAATCCGCTATAGGGATCCATGCCTGTAGAATAAGGAATCTCCACCTGTACACCTTCAAACGGTTTAGCATAGCGTGTCTTCATTACTTTACATGCTGCTCTAATGCCGTGTACTTGGCTAGTCTTGTTACCGTCAGCATCTGTTTTAAGTTTTAGCTTCTTCATAGCCACAACCATACTGGACGCATACACAAAGCCTGAACCACCTGAGATTTTGTCATCTGGATCAAACATATCTTGGCTTGCGTAGGTATGGTTAGTTACACACATGCCCACGTTGTATGAACCAAACATGTTAACACAGTTGGTAACCAGTGCTTTGAGTGCTTTGGCTTTGCGTCCAAAGTCACCTTTCATGTCACCTGATTCAAACTGATTTACTTCAGTAGGACTCATCAACATGCCCAGGCTGTCAACCACAAACAGCACTTTGGGACGGTCTGCTTCTGCCATTGAACGATAGTCGTCCATGAACGTTGAGATAGTTTTAGCAACGTCGTCGATCATTGCCATGTTTAGTTTTAGTAGTTTTTCAGGTGAAGTATCTACTTTCAGTGCCTGCAACCAACTTTCGTCAAGTGCATTTTCACTGTCGATCAGCACTACAAAGATGTCTTGTTCTTGTGCGTGTTTTACAATGTTACCACTGACGATGTATGATTTGCCTGCGCCTGATTCGCCTGCGAACACTGATACTTTACCAAGCGGAATACCTTTACGGAAGTCACCGCTGAGTAGATAGTTTAGAGCATAGTTGCCAGTTGAGATCCAGTCTGTGGGATCGTGAAAGCCAGCACTCATGCCTTTGATAGATTTAGTTAAACTGTTTCGAAATTTTGAAGGATCGAATACTTTAGTAGCCATGTATATCTCCTAGATTAAAAGCCAAAGTAAAAGAAAGGGCCGAAGCCCTTTCTATTATGAATTCTGACGTGCGCGAATCATAGCAAGAATATCTTGCGCACCGCCAGTTGCTGCTGGGGCTTCTGCCTTTGGTGCTGCCTGAGGAGCAGGAGCAGCCGACTGTTCTACCTCCTCATTTGACTTAAAAGGGATATCGTCATCCTCGATACGCTTTGCTGGAGCGCTCTGACTAGTAGCAGTAGCCTGTGGGCTTGCTGTTTTAGTCGGATCGCCTGTGCGAGCTGCCATGCCTGCTGGACGGAAGTATTGTCCCCAACGATCTGCGTCATATGCTTCACCATCTACTGATGCTTCAAACATTTCTGTCAGAACCTTAATTTCAACGTCAGTGGGCTTCTTAGGAAGAAAGTCACTGAGGTTAAACAGGCCATGCTCATTAACAGCCTTCATTTCCGCATCACTTAGTGGACGCTCACGACGTGCCCAGTTTGATGCGCCATAGTCTGCGTATCCACCTTTTGATCCTTTTGACAGACGGAAGTCAACACCTGCTGTATAATCAGTAGGCAGTTCTTCCATGTCTGGATCCATAAGTGCTGCTTTGATAAGCTGGAAGATTTGTGGGCCAATGATAAATCTACGAATAGGATTTTCTGGCTGTGTTTCTTCCTTGAGTGGATTTTCTGGAACAAATCCTTGGAAAATATAACTACGCTTTTTCCAATATTTACGACCCATTTCCTCAAGACTTGCGTCTTTGAACCAACCACGTACTTCTGCTAGAATCGCACATGATTCTCCGTACATTTCCATACATGGAACCTGTACCTGTACTGGACGACTATCAGTCTCGCCTTTGACGCCTGCGAAAGGCAGTTTGATCATTGCTCTTTCTGACCAGAAGAATGTGTTGTCAGGGTTGCCATCAGGAAGGAATCGCAGCGTTGCTTGCTCGCCTTCTTTCATATTCCAAAATGCGTAGATTGCGTTGTCGCCGCCGCCTGTAGAACCACCTGATGTGCGTGTTTCTTGTTCCTTGAGCTTTGCTCGGATTTCTGCTAAACTTGCCATAGTGTTGCCTCCTATTATAATGCCTATGTGCTTTTGTGCCTAATTGTGTGTAGCACTATTACATACTACACGAAGTTATTTATCCTGTCAAGCGAAAAGATAAATTTTTTCAAACAGTTAGCGGATCAAAGACCCGCTAACCTTGAGATGTGACCTAGTTCGTAATTGTCTTCTTGAATGTCTGGCTCTCTATAACCAAAACGTTCTGCTACGAGATTGTTTATCTGTTCTATAAACGCCTTTGCGGGTTCTATGAACTCTTCGCCGTAGTCCTTTTCAATCATAGTTAATACTGCGGTTTCGCCTTTGGGGAACTGACCTGACTGTCTGTCAAAATAACTTAGAATGAACTCGCTTAATGGTGTCTTCTGTTCTTTTTCTAGTGTGATCTCATCGCCGTCTGGACCTTGGACTTTGTCGCCTTTTTTCTTGCCGTTCATCTTAGCTTGACGAACAGCGTTTGCAAATGCATTGCCTTCATCTGTGTCGTCTTCGCCGAACTGACCCATCATTAAGTCAATAGGATATGAGCTATTGGGATTAGAATTGCTACCTGTACCGCCAACCCAATAATCCATTATATCAATTCCAGCATCTTTAAATATAGATAAAAGTATGCTTTTATCAGTTGCACTAAGATCTTTAATTGGTTGAGTATCTTGGTGTTTAATCAGTCTAACGATTGCATCAATTATTTCATGCGCCGGCTTTTGCGCGGATATTTCTCTATTTAATTTTTTAATTACAGCATTTAATTTAGTAGTTGGAGTTTCTTCTACGTCACCTTCACTTTCTTTTTTTGGTTTCTTACGGCAGGAGCCTTTTTCACCTCTTGTTGTGCCAGGTACTCTTTCGAATCCCTTCCAGCACTTGTCATATATCTCGTCGTTGCCGTGACGTTCGCCTTCTTCGATTTCTTCTCCAGTCATACCTAGTGTGTGCCAACTTGGGTTGCCACAGTCTTCACATACTGAATCTGAAAACTGTCCCATAGTGTTTTCAAAAGCCTGCTCTAGTTCAATTTCTTCTTGTGTCTTTTTGTTCTTTGCTGCTTTGCTGTACTTGTCTTTCAAACGGCCTAACTCTTCTTGCGATGCGCCGTCACGTCCTGCGGCAGCGGCCTTTATCATATATTCTTCGCCGTGCTTTTTTACACCTGTGTAATACTGTAGACCCGACTCGTCTAGATCATCTGGACCCAGTGACTTGGCCTTGGTGCCTTCTTTTACTAGATTGTAGATATAAGGAAATACATCTGCTAGTTCTTCGTTGAACTGTTTGATGGTTAATTCGTCAATCCAATTTTCTGACACATCGCTGGGCACGTCTTCCATT